GTCGGCAGCATTTTGGGAGAAGCCGGGACGCTGGTCCCGGCTTTCTGTAGCGTATTTGCCTGGCTGTCTGTTCTTATTCCGCCCATTTTCAGCCGTGCCGCCGCGGCGGAGCCCTGGGCCTTTTGCTGAACAGATGATTTACTCGATGGAGCCGGTAAATGCTTATTGATCCATTCCGTCTTTTCGCTTTGCGACGGCTGGTTGGATGTCGGCATATATTTTTTCAGCCATTCGTCAGTCGTCATATTTTTACCCTCTAATCCGATTCATGAGCGTCATGTATTCGCTGCTGGACACTTCCCCGTTTTTATAGGCGTTATATGCTGCCTGCTCAGCCTGCGTAATTGTATATGCGCCGCTAGAAAGTGCCTGGGCTATTGAAGATGCTGCGAGTGCATACCCTGATCCGCCGCTGGCAGTCGTCTTCTTCGTCGTGCTTGTGGCCGAGCTCCCGGAGGATCCGCTGCTCTTTGCCGTCTTCCCTGTGTAAGCCTTCAGCAGATTCTGTGCCTCCGCCGCGGTGATCCCGTAGGCCGCGGAGAGCTGGGCGGCCGTCGGCGTCATGCCGGCGCTGTAAAGATAACTCAGCAGATTTTGATAGGTCTCCTGGGTGTTCTCCTCCTTGGTCTGCGCCTGCTCACTGTCATAATTCTGCTGCGCCGCGAGCTGGGCCATGATGCTGGCATAGTTGGTATAGTAATTCTCGCCGGCCTCCTGCGCGGCCTGCGCCGCCGCCACGGCGTTTTCACTCTGGGCGCTGATCTTCTGGTATTCCAGATTCGCAAGCCCCTGATTGCGGTTTTGCTCGTTGGTAAGCAGGTTGTTTTCATATCCGCTCTGGATACCCAGCAGGCTGGATTCCGTCAGCCCTCCGTTGTATCCCTGGGCGGCCAGCGCCTGCGGGGTGTTCTTTTCGCTCATGCGCTTATCGACATAGAGCTGTTTGGCCGCGTTGTCGTAGGAGAGATTGAGGGCCTGCTTCTGCTTTTCCAGATTGGCCATCGCCTCCTGCAGCTGGGCGGCGTAGGTGCTGTTGTTGGTGCCGACGGCGTTCTGGTACATGGTGTTCAACTTGGTCAGCAGGTTATTGTAATAGTCCATGCTGGCCGTGCCGCTCTTGCTGTTTCCGTTTTTGTCGATATAGTTGGTGCTGATGCTCCCGCTGCCGTTGGTGCCGCCGGAATAGCCGTACTGCTTCCGCAGATTCTCCGCGGAGGCGTGGGCGGAAAGCATATCCGCCTGGGCGGTTGACGCGGCCTGGCTGTTTCCGGCCTTGACCGCGGCATTGTACCGGGCCATCGCGTCGTTATACAGGCTGCCGTAGGAGCTCAGCTGCGTCTGGTCGTTCCCCGTCATTCCGTAATCGTATGCCACGCTTTGGGACGTGGGAATGACCTGCGCCCCGTTGTTGCCCCCGGAATAGCCGTAATTTGCCCGGATTGCTTCCGCCTGCTGGTGGGCGGCGTCCATGCCCGCGGTGTCTCCCCGGGCCTTTGCGTCGTTATAGGCCTGTCCGGCGGCCGCCAATGCCTCCTTGTCCGTCCCGTTTAAAAGCTGTGCGTATGTAGCCATGAGGGTGATCCTCCTTTATGATCTTCATTACCCTCATCATGCCGCACTTACCCCGCCTGTTATCATCAAAAAGCAGCCCGGCCATTTGGCCGGGCTGCTTCTTAGTAATCACCATCTCTATCTTCTAAAAAAGTGCATATAAAATCCCTCCGCGCATTTTACGTGGAGGGATAGTCAAAATCATTTACTTTGTTCAGTTATTAAATTTACGGGGGCCTTTACTTCCCCGTCTTCAGGCAGTTCAAACTGCCGTCTAATTGCACCAGCCAATACCCGCGCACAATTTTTGCTCATTACAAGGGAGATAATATCTTCAATCTTTTCTCCTGAAACTTTTCCTTTGTTATCAAATTCTGGCCCATTCTGCCCAAATGAAATAATAAATTCATCATTCGCATTATCACCAGTGCTCATAGCGCAACGGAAAGAATTTGTGTATATATTCATAGCTACACCTCACATTTCTTTTAGATCACTGTCGACTAGTTGGTAAGAACTGTTGTCATAAGCTTCAACTTTCCACTTATCAGGGAAAGGCGTAATATTGTCTTTCGTATCAGTGAATCCACCAGAATATAAAGGAGTCGGACGTGCAACAAATGGGCATTGCATCATAATGTCAAGTTTTGTTGCAATATTTGTCAGTGTTCCCAAAGTAAAGTTTGTCTCGCCCTTTTCCCATTTTGAGACCATTCCTTGCGTGACACCCATGTATTTGGCAAATTCTGTTTGGTTCATTTTCTTTTCGATGCGCTTCATCGTTATCTCCGCCGCAATAAGGCCTTGATAGGTGGCAAGTGTAAAGTCTTTGTCGGAGATGCTGTCAGATATTCCAGCCAGAATATCTGAAAGTTCTTTATCCATTTTTTTGTCCTTCCTTTATTTCATTTAGTCTTTGCATAGCTATGGTTTTTGGGATTGTATAGTCGGTGTGCCTTTTCCCACTACGCTCATAAAATGCCATCAATAGTACCGGTTCTCCATTAGGAAGAAAGGCATATAATATTCTTATGTTAAGTTCATCTTCTAGAAAAATCATGCTATATAGTTCTGAATCAATACGCTCAAAAAGTTTATACCCACACGAAATAGCATTTTTCCCCTTCTGGGACAAAATAATTAGCCGTTTAACAAAATGTTTTATGAAGAGGCCGATTCTTCCAGAACCATCGGTAATTTCTAGTATTTCATCTTTTAAATCACTATAACACAACACGGCTCCTAATATACATTCGAGTTGTGATATAATATCTTCGCGCTTCATATTATGTCCTCCATGCAATAATATTACGCATAAGTAATATTTTCAAGCCGAATTCATGTCAAAAAATCACTTTTGTGAATATTCACAAAATGTGGGCACCATTTGTGTGTATCGTACAAGAATAACTGTTAATAATTAATACCTATACGCCATACAGCTTGCAAACGGATTTCCACTCGGCAAGTGCTTGCCTGGCAACATCAACCGCATCATACTCATTTCCTGTTGAATCGACAACATAGTAATGCTGGTCAACTGCAGCCGCAGTATCTTCCTCCGCCTCCGCTGTTCGTTGGCCCAAAATTTCTGATTGACCAACATTGCCAACTTCATCAATCAAATTGCCAGCTTCATCAACTCTTGACAATTTACCCTTTGCTGAAACACTTAATTCAATGTGCTCCTGTTCACAGATATTAACGATTCCTTTGCCATAATCCGCATTTTTCCCGAATTTTTCGTCTTTGGGTTTTCCGTGTTTCGTGATATTGCAAATATCACGGCAAATAGAAAGCGCTGGATAAAGCGCTGATTTATTAAAAATTTTATCGGTTACATTTTTTTCAATTGTTTTTTCTTCCTCTTGCGGCTTCATTTTTTTGATTTCAATCTGCAGGTAGTCTCTCAGATGATAGCAGAAAATAAAATATGCGTGAAGATCATCCTCATATTCAAGATTGTTACGCTGCGTATTCTCAAGTCTTTCTAAAAATCTACCTGCTGTATTGAAGATATCCTCATAGCTAAACATAGTATCCTCCAAAGTGAATTTAGAGTTCTTTGAATTTCTATACTTCCACATTTGACATATTACAGCATTTGCCCTTTTTCGACAAATATAATTTTTCGACATTTTTCGATAAAATAATCCCCGAGCACATTGCCCGGGGATACTCATATTCCGGTGTCCAAATTGGACACCCCAGCAGTCCTTACCAGCAACGGCCTCCACGGCGTCCTGGACTTTCTGCGCGGTTTCCCCCACCGACGCGGCGTTGATCTTGCCCTCCGTGATTATTTACGTCATGGCGGCGGCAAGTGCGGTCACTGCGCTTATGCATTGTATTCCGCTGCAGCGGCCGAAAGAGAATCGTTATCATCGGACTACGTGAAAGTTTTCTCGCTTCAACTAGCAGAAAATAATACGTTTATTTGTTTAGTCCCAACCCAATAAGAAGCACTGTTAAAAGGCACCCTATAATCCACCAAATCCAATTTGATACGATATTTATCCACAACGATTTTAAAAACGAAGTCCGTTCTTTAGGCACTGGAGAATCATGGTATACTATAGTCTGATTATTATTTCCCCCAATATTACTGCTTTCAATATGTGCATCATTTTGAATTTCAATATGATCACCTTGATAAATGTTGGTTACATTAGTTTGAACTTGTTGCTGAATCTGCTTTTTCTGTATGTCAAATGCGCTCGTAATTTTGTCTAGTACCACTGAGTTGGAACTCATAACCGAAATATTCTGGGAACATAATGAACTCTTGCAATAAATAGAAACCCCAGCATATCTCTGTTCATCATAATAAAACCAAATACTAACCTGATGTAATTCTATTTTATGGCCATATGCCGCATTAATAAATTCATTATAGTCATCGATTACTGCAAAAATATCACCGATATTGATCTGAAACTCTACAGAGTTGACTGTTATTGAGGGATCCATATTGTGAACGGCATCAATGACGAAATTGTAGGACCGCTTAATATCCTCAAGCGTTTCGGTTTCAATCTCATTATCATACTTTACCGAATACCATGACATTCTTTTCCCTCCATATTGTTATATCGTTGCAAGTATGTCTCTTTATGTATTTACATTTAGGGGTTCTACTTCCATCTTGAACACCCCTTTTTTCCATAATACGGCACCCCTCATGTTTTTTCAAGCATAAGTATAAAAATCAGCCCCGCACCATGATGGCGCAGGGCTGATCACTATATAGCTTTTTTCGCCGGCGGTCTTACGCGCTGCCCTCGCTCTTTACAGCCTCCACGGCGTCCTGGACCTTCTGGGTCGTGTCGCCTACCGACGCTGCGTCGATCTTGCCTTCTGTGATGATGTACGTCATGGCTGCGGCCAGTGCGGTCACGGCGCCCGTCACTGTCTGGATGGTGCCCGCGTCCGCGCCCAGGGCGATTGCAATGCCGGTGGCGATGCCGGCGATGGCGCACCAGAGCTTGGTGCTCTTGAGCTTCTGGAGTATCGTTCTTGTGTTCATAGGTCTTTATCCTCCCGAATAAAGTTTTTAGCTTTGGCGGCTTCGTATATGATGCCGTCTTTTGTGTTTTCCGCCTGTGATTTTTTGATATTGCTGTCAAGGACCTTGCCGAGAATGCCGTCCAGCACTGTCAGCGCCGTAGTCACCCACGGCAGCGCGCCGGTGAACTCGTGCAGGATGGACAGATAGCCGAGCCAGAACGTGGCAAAAAGCGACAGCGTGAGCAGCAGGAGCACCCAGTTTGTAAGCCTCTCTGACCGTGTGCGCCGGCGCCTTTTCATCGCGTGATACCCACGTTTGCAAGCGCGGCGTCGTACAGGCCGCCCTTGTATTCAAACATGAGCATCCGTACCATGTCCTGGGACAGGTCGATCTTGTCGCCGTTGCCGGTCTTGTCGCTGCCGTCGCCGCAGATAACGCCCGCGGTCATAAGGTTATTGATTGCCGTTCGGAACCCGTATTCGTTCGGAATCTCTTTCAGATAGGCATATCTCACTTCATCCTCGCTTTCCGTCAGCCCGAAGGCCGACACCACGCCGCCGGCGATGGCCTGCGCCACTGCCTGGCGGCTTTTTGTGTATATCCGCATGTCGTCCGCATCGTCCAGGAAGCAGACTTCCAGCAGGTTTGCTTTGCAGCCCATGTTGTGCGCTGTGTTGATTACGGCGAAGGTGCCGGCCTGCTCGCCCCTGTTTTTCAGGCCCAGCGCGGCAAGCCCCCGCATGATTGCGTCTTCCGCGCCGCTGGGTCTGCCTCTGGAGGGATAGAAGATCTCCGCGCCGGTCGTCTGCCCGTTGCCTATGTAGTCGCCGACGCAGGCGTTGAAGTGGATCTCCAGCACATAGTCCCAGCCCTTGAGCTTTGCGGCAAGCTTTCCGGCCTTGGCGTCCCTGAAGGCGTCCCGCGCCTCGTCATAGACGCCAATCTTGGCGTAGGGCTCCAGCAGCGGCTTCAGCAGGTTGACCACCTTGATGGTCTCCTCGGCCTCCTTGTAGGTGACGCCCTTCAACGTGGCCACACAGCCGGGGTCCCCTGCCCCGTGCCCCGATATCAGCAGTATATTCACGTCTGTCCCCCTTCCATCGTTGCGATGATTTCCCGGTCCAACTCCTTGTCATCGTTCTCTGCGGAAGAATATGCTTCATGGGCCTTTCTGATGTCGCCGTCGTGGGGCGTACCGCCGTTTTCGAAGGCGTCAGTCACCCAGAACATAAATCTGCCAAGTGCCTGCCAGCGGCGCTGCTCTATGATCCGGCGGCGTTTGTGGAAATCGTCGTACATTTTTTCTTTCTCATCTGCGGCCTTTAAGCGCCGCTCCATCGCGGACTTGATCCCTCCGAATACGACTGTGCCAATCAGTCCGGATACGACGGCGGAGATCACCGCCGCGATAATCGCCTCACGCATCGACCCATTGCCGCCCCCTCGCCTCGATTATTCTGTCAAACTTGTTGCAGAGCAGCCACCCCGCCAAAATGTCAAAAAAGCGCCTCATGTCGCATATGCCTCCCCCGTGACGGCCTGGTACTCGTCGGCCGTCAGCTTGCCCGCCGCCACGAGGGCCTTGAGCCTGTCCAGCGGCCAGAGCACCGGGTAATACTTTTCCGCAAGGTCTTTTACTTTCGCTTCGCTCATCGTTTACACCTCTCCCAGATCCACGTTTGTCATGATCGCTATGTAATCCACGTCCGCCCTGAGCTTTTCAGTCTCTGTGGGTGCCGGCGTGGGCGCGGGCTCCGGCTCCGGAACCTGCCCGGCAGTGATGCTGGTCACCACGCCATTCACGGCGGTAATGTTGACAAACGGGAACGTGTCGGGTACGGTCAGTCCCACGGGGATTTCGGCCCACCCTTCCGGCACCGCGTCAAGATTACCGGTCTGATTTCTGTGCTCCCCATTGCCCAGGGGCAGGATTTCGATTATTCTTTTCATGTGTAC